GAGAACCACAAGTCTTAGCGCGCCGCATGGTAGATCGTGTGCAGGTTGCCGGGGTACTTGTCTCCCGGCGCCCACTCGGCGGTATTCCGCAACTGAGACGCGACTCGCTTGAGCGTGCCACCGACCGGCTGGCATTGCGCGCCGTCGAACTGCACCGGCCCGTACTCCGACATGAAGACGTGCAGGCCGCGGACGTTGACCAGGCTCTTCTGCGAGATGCACCCCAGCCCTTGGTCGTTGTAGGTGATCGTGTAGGGGCCTGGCGGGAACGCGACGCTACCGGTGGGCCGGAGCGCCACCTGCGACCTTGAGCGATGCACGATCAACGAGTCGGCCAGAGGTGCGACTGCCGTGATCGGATCGCCACCCTCGCTCAACTTGATGTAGTTGTGCGTTGCCGGCGGCGTGCCCCCTGCGGTGCCTGTGTGCCAGTACATGAGGTTACCGGGTGCCGAGTACCAGATGGTCCGGTCGTCGTTCTGGTTGTTCTCGTCCCCCCTGACGACCATCAACCGGTCGCGATGCGTCGCCATGAAGTGCGGGCGATTGAGGCTGTTGAATCGCCCTACCGCCACCGACTGGGTCATCGACATAAACTCGAAGATGAGCCTCTCGGTCACGTCGAGCCGGATCAAGAACGGCCCTGGGCACCCCCGGCTTCCGCGGACGCCGGGTGCCCAGACGAGGTATATCCCGCCGGTGGCGAGCGCCGGAGAGGTATCGGTATAAACCGGCCCGGTGCCGGGGGCGGTCCCCCAGAAGTAGGCTTCGGCGTATGCCGTCCGCTGCCGGAACACCGTCCAGCCGGTCTTGTAGACGCTGTCCTGGGTGGGAGTGGAGTCTGGCCCGACGAACCCCGACGATGCGAATGCCGCGTTGGTGGCGCCCTTGTAGGTCGTCTCCAGGGTGAACGTGCCGACCGCCGTCTTCGTGGCGTAGTAGACTGTCTGGACGGCGTCCGAGTCGTTGCCGTAGAGCAGGTTTACCCAGTCTGGGTTGCCGGTGGCCGTCGTGTAGGTGGCCGTCGCAGACCCGTTGGTGAACGAGATGGTCCCGGTCCAGCTAGGCGAGTAGGGCACGCTGTAGGCGTAGGTGGGCGGGACCGACGACGAGACGCTATTGGCGGCGACTTCGATGACGGCGTTGCTGCCGATCAGGAAGTGCCGCCGGTAGTCGGTGTTGCCGTAGGTCAGGTCGAGCGACACGATATGGGCGGCCGGGAACGGGAGCGTGCTGCCGCGCAGGCACTTCTCGCCATCCCTCGTCCACCACTCGGCGTCCACTAGGCGCATGTTGTCGCAGCCGCGCATCGGGTTCCCCTCGACAGCGCGGTCGTCCATGTAGGACAAGTCCAGCCCCCGGCCGGGGAGCAGGCGTGCGACAGACATCGGCATCAGTAGCTCTCCGACACCCAGCCGGTCAGCGTGTAGATCGAGTCTGAGGCCCAGCCGGTGAGCGTGTAGCTCGTATCGCTCGTCCAGCCGGTCAACGTGTACGCGGCCGGCATCAGAACACCTGCACCAGCGGGAACTCAATCGGCTTCAGGATCGCCTCGGACTGCGGCTTCCACTCGGCCGACCACCCGCAGAGCGGGCAGAAGTCACGCACCAGGAACACGCGCGTCGTGTCGTCTTGCTTCATCTCGGTAGACCGGACGTGGTCGCACGGCGGGGCGACTTCGACGAGCGGTGCGGCATCAAGGATTTCGGATTTCTTCGCCATCGGTTGCACCTCAAGGATGGGGCGGCGCCCAGGAGTAGGCCGTGTCGGCGCTCATCGAGCGCGCGCGCGGCAGTTTGTTCACGCCGGCGCTAGAACCGGGGACGAAGGTCATCTGGTACGGCAGCATCCGGTCGTTGTCGTTGCGCATGGATTGGCCCATGTACTGGTCGGCCATTGCCTTCCAGAGCTGCGCCTTCTGGTCGTCGCCGTAGTGCAGCCAGCCGCGAGCAGTCACCAGCGCCTCGATCAAGCGCGAGTAGTTGTCGGTGAAGTCGTTCGTGTCGCCGTCCGCAGACAACGCCACCGGGAACTTCCACCCGATCACCTCGAGCAGGTAGGCCGCGTCGGGCGACGGGAACAGCATGAAGCCAGCCCCACGCTTCGCCCAGAACACGGGGCGGCCCTGGTTCACGCGCGACTCGTCGTAGAGTCCCTGCGTGAGCGTCACCTCGGTGAGCTTGTCCCAGTCGGCCGTGGCGGTGTCTCTGATCCCGATGTGCGCGGCCATCTTCCAGACGGTCGGGTCAGGGTACTTGAGCCAGTTCTGGCTAATGACCAGAGTCACCGTCTGCCGGTCGAACATGCTCGACCAGAAGTGCGCTGCGCAGATGTCCTCGCGCAGCGCCTGGTTCACCCAGCGCGTGACGTTAGCGGTTTCGGCGCTCGGCGCGTTCGTCCGGCTCAGATTGTCGAGAACCTGAGTTCTTATCTCGGATAGAGTTGCCAAGGTAGCCCCTCTCAAGAGCGCGCCGGACGGGAGGGGCAGTTAGCGTGCCCCCCCCGTCGTTGACAAAGCGCGCTGCCTTGGGAGCCTCGCGCTTAAGGTTCTGGAAGATCAGATCCTCCAGCCGAGCCATCAGTAATGCTGCCCAGGCTCCGACCGCGTCCCGGTGGGATACGGGCTAGGCCGAGAGATCCGCGTGCTGGTCGTCTCCATCTCCGCGTCGCGCACGGAGCGGCTACGGCCATCGCTGCAAACCTTTTGCGCCGTGGCGATCTCGTCGCCTCTGGATGCCGGGTAGCTCTCCCCGGCCTCGGTCCCATAGGCTTCGGTTTCGCCGCTTGGCCTGCGGTCGCGGAAACGCTTCATTACGCCGTCACCACGAAGACGCGACCGACCGCGCTCGTATTGGGCTTTGCCGCGCCCGCCGTTGACTGGATCGAGTCGGCGTTGAAGCGGACGTAGTAGCCCGAGTGCCCAAGGGTTGCGGTCGCCGCCGCGCCCGTGTCAATCGTGTCGATTTCCACGATAAACGCCTCGCCGGGGTTGAAGACGTTGTTCGCGGTGAAGCGAATGACGTAGCAATTGCCGGTGATCGCCAAGAGCGGGATGGTCATTGTCGCCGGCGTCATGGCGATGTCGCCCGAGCCTCCCGGCAGCAGCGAGGTCTGCGCCCCGTCCGGTCGGCGCCAGAACTTAAGGATCGGCGCCACGACCGTTGGCACGACCCCGACGCACGCGAAGAACTCGCTGACGATGAGATCGCCCGAGGTCGCCACGACCGAGTACATGCAATTGCCGGCAGTCACACCGCCGGTGCCGATCCGAGCGACGCCGTAGGTCGGGCTGGTGGCGTGCCCGTTCGTCGCGCCGACACCGGAGTTCGTCCGGTGTCCGTCGCCAATGGCGTTCTGTAGTCCGTATGCCTCTGCCATGATTGGTTCTCCTTGTGCCTTCGCCTATCAGGACGAGGTGACGTGAACGATGGTTGCCATCGGTTCGGTGGGAAGGGAGCCGCCAGGCCAGATCGCCGTGAACCCGAGCAGCGCGTACCAGGCCATCGCTTTCTCGCGGCCGAAGTCGCCGGGGATCGAGCGCCGGATCTCGTCGTTGATCACCGTGATTTCCATCACAGTCTCAGCGCCGAAGATGAACATCTCGCCCTTGTAGCCAGAGGTTCCGAGCGTCCCGAGGATGTTCGTCTCCTCGACCAGGCGGGCCGAGTAGAGCCGTCCGACCTCGCCATTCCAGAAGCGGTCGGGGTCGCCGAACTTGACGATCTCCTCGAAGTCGGGGTCGTCCTTGATCGCGCGAGCGCCATCGACGCCCGAGATCGCGACGTAGTCCTTGCCGTCGTAGGTGGCAACCGGGGTGGCCGTGCTGGTGCCGAACACGCCCTTCTTGAGCGCATCGACGATGTTCTTCAGATCCCAGACCGAGAAGTCGCGCGTGGCCTTGGCGTTTGCGGTGTACTCGCCACCCACCAACGTGGTCGAGATTTCCCAAGTCGCAGTCGGCGACCCGGCCGAGCCGGTCGGGATGTATTTGACGCGACTCTTGGCGAACTCGCTCTTCACGACGCGATCCACCGTCTTGGTGTTGTCGTTGACCAGCGCGTTCTGGATCGGGTCGTTCGTGTCGAACTGCGCCAGCGTCTCAAACTTGCTCGTCCACGGGATGGCGTTGCCATACTCGTAGGCGACGCATTGGCCGCGGTTGATGGTGATCTGAGTCTTCGGGATGGGCACGCCTTCCGTCAGCTTCCCGCCGGCGGTCTGGACGTTCATCACCTTGTTGAAGTCGAGGACATCGCCCATCGACTTGCCGAAGGATTCCTTCGACTCGGTGAACTGCCGGAACCGCGTGCGCGGCTGCCCGACCGTTCGGAGATTCATCGACAGCTTGGGGTTCGCAAAGTACCCGCCGCTGGCAGACAAGTACCAAACCTGTCCCGTAGGCATCCTACATCATCAACCTCGGAGCGCGCATAATAGTCATTTTGCCGGTGATCCCCATCACCGCCCGCCACGGCGCCTGTAGTCGTCGTGGTTCGCAGGATTGCGGCGAGCCGCTTTCCACGCCTTCGTATTGTCGGAGAGCATCGAGTTGAGCGACAGTTCGTCCATCGGGACGCCGTCGTTGTCCAAGACCGGGCCGCTGGCCGCCGGGCGCCCGCCGGGCGCCGATGCGTCGTAGTTGGCCGTGCCGACCCGGCTACGGACCACCCAGTCGTCGCGCTGCGCCAGCTCGCGCCGGACGTTGTTCGACGCGGCAACGAGCTTCTGCTCGACCGTCCAGTCGTTGGGCATTTGCTGCATCTGCCCGGCAATCCAGTCCTGGTAGATCCGCATGTCGGCGTTCTGGGGCGAGCCGAAGAAGCTCGTATAGAGCTGGTTCGCGTACTGCCGAGCCTCGAGGTCGGAGATCTTGGAGTCGTTCTCGGCACGGGCCTGCGCGAGCGCGGTCTGGGTCGCAATGTTGATCAGCTTGCCCGAGAACGCCACGGGGTCGTTCACGAACTCGTTGATCGCGGCCTCGTTGGCTTTCGCGTAGTCGGTCGTCCCCATCTGCGGCGGCGCCGGTCGGGCGGCTGCGGCGATCTTGGGGAGCGTACTCTTGATCTCTTGCAGCGTGGAGCCGACAGCCTGATTGAACTGGGCCTGCTGCTGTACGAACTGGGCCAAAGCCGGGTCCATCTGCGGAGCCTCGTCTGCCATGCCTTACCTTCCCACGGCCCTGAGAGCCGTCGTGCGCTGCGTCTCAAGCGCGATCCGGCCTCGGGTGTTGACCTCCCGAAGCCATGCCAGGCAGGCATCCAGTTCTTGGACTTTGGCGAAGTTGAGCCTGCGCTCCTCGCCGGGGCTGGCCGTAATGCCAGCTTCCTTCGCCGCGTCTGCTGCCTGCCGTAACAGCGCGCCGATGGAGTCCTCCCAGCCGGGAGGCGTCAGAACCTGCGAAAGCAGGATTGCGGAGTCGTCGTTCATCGTAAATCGGGCCAAGTGGGCGGTCGCCTTGGGGCCTTCCACCTCGGTGTCGGTGATGAGCTTAGTGATAGCCCTGACCGCGCCGATCCGGCGACAGATGCCGTCATAGTCATGCTCTGTCGCCCGATGTAGCTGCCCCGAAAGCCCTTCCTCGGTGCGGGCCAGGTACTGCTTGACGCCCTCCTTCCAGTCGGAGGGCAGGTCGCGAGCGGCATCCTTGGCTGCGGTTTCGGCCGCGATGAAGTCCTCGATGGTCGCTGCTTTGGGCATTAGCTGTTGACCTTGAACGAATGTTTCGGGAAGCGCAAGGTCTACTGCTGCGACGAGCCGGAGATGTGGTAGCGCGACGGGGTCGGAGTCGGGGTCGGCTCGATGCAGCCGGACAGGACTAGGGCCAAAAGCAGCAGTTTCATGGGTTTCCTCACCAGGTCAGACGGTAAAGTGTGCCGTTGGCCGCGGTACCCGTAGTTCCGGCACCCGCTAGTGTGGCGCATTGGTAGGTCGCCGTGCGACCCGACGCGCTAGTCGTGTCCAAGAACACCGTCGCGACGTTTGTCGTGGCAGCCGAGGCCAGATTGGCTAGATACCGTGGACTGTCCACGGCTGTTCCGTTGATGTGAATCTGGCACTTCCAGTCTCGGACAGCGCCGCTTGAGGTGAGGTTGATCTGACCGACGACCAAGGTGGTCTTCCCGGTGTTGTCGTAGGCGGCAAGAGTGCTGACTGCGGCAAAGACCGTTGTCATGTTTGTCGGGCCGGCCGTGGTGTTTGTGTCGGAACTGATCGACCCCCCAGCCGGCGTGGCCCATGTCCCGTCGCCGCGCCAGAACGTCGTCCCCGAGGCGCTGGTGCCGCTGCCCAGGTTCGTGACCGGCAGGTTCCCCGTGACGCCTGCCGCTAGACTGACCTGGCCGCAAGTCAGCGCGCCCGAGGCTGCGATAGCCGTGGCGTAGTTGTTCGCCGCGCAATCGGCAGGGTTCGCCGCGAGCGCGGTCGCCGTCGCGGCGTTTCCGGTCACGTCGCTCGGCTGAGCGCAGGCGGCGACACCGGAGGCCAAGATGCCGCGGGCGAACTGGGTGCCCGTACAGTCGGCCGGATCGGCTGCCAGCGCCGTCGCCGCCGTCGCAAGCGTCGCCGTCGCGGCGTTCCCGGTCACGGCGCTCGGCTGCGTGCAGGAGAGCGTCCCGGCGGCGTCGATGCCCGTCGCGACTGTCGGCAGGGTGCAGGAGTTCGGCGCGATGGTAGTCCCGCTGCCGCCGCCCGAGTAGCCGGACAGCATCGCCGGCCAAGCAGCGTTGATTCCCAGAATCAGGAACGCCAGCACGAAGCAGATCACCGCCGCGATGGCGAGGCCGAACTGCTCGGGGTTTATTTTTCGGCGATACATCTCACCGTCGTCGTGCCGCTGGCCGTAAGGCAGGAAAGCGAGAGGTTCTTGGAGCTAGCCCCGAACGTGAACGAGGTGCCGGCCGCGAGGCTCACCAGCTGGTCGGCAGAGAGCGCGCAACTGCACTTGGCGCAGACCAGCACCTTGGTGGTCCCGTCGTTCAAGCACGTCACGGCCCGGTAGTCGGGGATACCGGCCGCCGAGGTCGGGATCGGGCAGTTGAGCAGCGGAGTCGTGCTGGTGCCGCAAGTGACCACCGCGCCGTCGATGCCAGCGCCCTGCTGGATGCGCGTAAATGTCGGGTTCGTCGCCCCCTGCCCGAAGGCGACAGCCGGCAGGGCCATAGCCAGGCAGAGGACGACGAGCCAGACGCTACTTTTCGACGATGTACTTGATGACCGCATCGGTGGCGACACCTCGCAGACACGACACCGAGACACTTTTCACGCTCCGGTCGAACAAGATCGACTGGCCGGCGGCCGCCAAGTAGGCCCCAGCCAAGGCCGCGGTGCAGGGGACTGGCGTAGCGGGGGTCGGGACACCAGTCTGCACGCAGATATTGACGCCATTGGCGTCGGCGGCGCTGATTCGGATAGCCCGAACGTCGCCGTCGCCGGCGTACACCGAGGTGGATGCCGAGCCGCAGGTGATCTGACCGGCGACAATCGTGGCCCCCTGCTGCATACGCATGAAGTAGGGCGCATTGGCGGTCTGCGCCCATGCCGGGCAGGCGGCGAGGAGCAACCCCGCCGCCGCAATGAACTCCCGCATCATCAGATCTCGTCGTACCAGACGGTGCCAGACACCGAGATGGTGCCAGTCGTCCCGAGGGTCACCGACTGCACCAACCCGAGGGCATTGCCCGCCGTCGTCTCGAAGACCGCACCGTCGAGCGGCAGCACCACAAGGCCGCTCGAGATCGGCGGTTGAGTGGCAGCGGCAGCGAGTCCGTAGGCGATTGCATGGAAAACGACCCCCGTGGCGTAGGTCGTCGAGTCGGTGAACGCGATCTGCGGGGCGACCGTACCGTTCAGCACGACGCTGATATGGGTATTGAGGCTGAACGCACGCAGCCGGATCTTCTTGCCGGTCACCGCTGCGACCGCGGTCAAGCCGACCGTGGTGGCGAGCGTGCCGCCGAAGTTCGCAGCCTTGCTGCCGACCGCGCCGGGGAATACCGACTGCTTCTGGGACCATAGGGGACGATTTGCCATCTTCTTGCTCCTTCTAGGGGGACTTGAGTCACCCTTCCATCCGCATCTTTAATCGGCGGCGTGGCTGCCGGTTACATGCCACCAGGGGGTGGCGGGCCTGGGGGAGGTGGGGGTGCCGGGGAATCACCGCCGGAAGGCCCCGCACTCCGAGCTTGCCCGCCTGCGGGCGGCACCCCACCATCTTGCATCTGCATCTGTTGGTTCTGTGCCGCGAGCTGCTGCGCCTCGACGAACTCCTCGGGCGACTTCGGCATCCAGAGGTTGAACTGCGGGTCCAGACCCATCGCCTGGATGATCTGGTAGGTCATGGCGACAAGCGTCTGCGGAGGTGCGGGGATCGACTGGAGCAACTGGAAGCATTGCTGCATCTTGTCGATCAGCTCGTCGCGCCCGAACACGCCCGAGATGCCCTTCACCTGGATCTGGAACTCCTGGGCCAGCATCTCCAGGCGCATCTCGTCGGCCATGAATTCCATCGGCCCAGCCCACGACTGCACCAGTTCCTTCAAGGCCGGGTTCGACAGGTCGCCGCCGTATTGCCAGTACATCTCGAACATCATGCGGATGGCTGGCTCGAGGTCGTGGCGCTCGAGGTCGCGGGCCAGGTTCGTGATCATGGCGTCCGAGCGCCCAGTCTTCTGCTGGATCTCGAACTTCGTCGGCCGGCCTCTTGACGTAGGCGCACCCTCCGCGAACTCGTTGATGCGCATGTCCTCGTCGATGCCCTGCGAGAACAGGTTCAGAATCGGGTAGCCCTGCTGGATGTTCGCGTTGAACTGGAGGGGCTTGATGAAGTCTTGGCCTCGGCCCTTGTAGACCTTGCCCGGCTCGATAGACCCGATGTCGCTCCCGCTCATGGCCGAGGTCGTGTCGTAGGTGAATGCCTGCAAGACCGAGTACATGAAGTTGTCGATCATCAGGTTGACGATCTTGTTGTAGCCTTCCTGCTTGTTGGCAGCCGAGATCGAGATCGACCGGCCCCACGGGCGCCCGGCCCACCGCAGGGGGACCGTCCAGATGTACGGGTAGAAGCCCGACCAGAACGGATTGCGGCCGATGCGCAGGATGGTGCGCTCGTTCCCGATGCTGACGCGCCAGTTCTTGATCAAGACCTTGCCGTTCTCGTCGGTCAGGTCGCCCCAGTACTCGGTAATCAGGTGCCGCTTGCGCTTGGCGTCGCGCGTGTCGAAAAGCTCGGTATTCCGGTACTGCTCGTCCTTCTCGTACCCTGACGAAACAGGCTCGCCGATCCCGTCCTTGCCCTCCGGCCGGAACTTCCCCGACAAGAACCCGTCCTGCACGTCGGAATCGTTCATCATCGACTCTTCGATGAAATACTGGCCCTTGGAGGCGTGGTCGCTGAACGGGTCTGGGTAGATCGACCAGATCGGGATATGCTTGGCCTTCAGCCCGGCCCGAAGCCTGGGAGCGGGCGAAACGACCTTCCGAGTCGTCTGCTGGCCCTGCGATTCAAGGTACTGCATCAGCATCGGGTCGTCGTAGAGCGGCAGATCCACCAACTGCGGGCCGGTTTCGACCCATTGCTCCCAAGACAGCCGGACGCAGCCCGATCCGAGCAGGAGCGCGTCTTTCAGCGCCTGGATGTACTCGTCGATGAAGCCCGAGTCCTCGATGACCAGCTCCATGACGCGCTGAATGAACCGGACCTGGCTCTCGTCGGCGCTCGGCAGGCGCTTCTGGAACCGGAACCACTCGGGTGCATCGAGCAGGGCGGCCTTGAACAGGCTGGCTGCTGTCTCGATCTTGTTGAACACCTCTTGGAAGGTGACCGCGGACTGCCACGCCTGCTTTCCCTGCGTTTCTGACGTGCGATTCCTGTACAGCGCCTCGAGCCAGCGCCAGTCTGGCTCCAGAGCGTTGCGCATTCGGCGCGATTCGTCTCGGCGCTGGATGATCTGCCGGACGATAGCCTCGTCGGAAAGCTGGGCCGCTCCCTCCATGTCCAGAATGCCGGCCATGTTCGGGTCCATGCCCGGCATCGTGAGGTCAGGGAACGGGAACGGGGGGAACGGCTGCATGACCGCAGGCGTGTCCCCGCCCTGCACGTCAGGATCGGCCGCGTCGTTTCCAGGCATCTCTAATCTGCGCTTCCAGTACGTTCAGTACCGCCTCTGACCGGAATGTCGGGATCGCCGGTGGTGGTGGTGGACTGTATGAAGGCGCATACTGCGCCGATTGTAGCCTCTGCACAAGAGCAACTACTTCGCGTCTGGACATCGGCATGTCCATCTCCTCGTCGAACGACGGTGTCGGTGCCGGTGGCGCGGCGCCGGGCGCTGGTGGCGCATCGCGGAACGCAGACATGTCGTCCGAGAACGTAGTTGTCTGCGGATAGGTGTCGGGGACGGGTGCGGCCGGAGGCGATAATGTCCGCAATAGCTCGTCGGAAAGCGCGATTGCCCCAGTTTCCGGCTGTATTGTCACGCCTCGCTCGGCGAGCGCGCCGAATATGTCCCGCTGGGCCATGTTGTACCCATTTCCGTGGATAATGGACGCAACGAAGGCGTTGACGAAGCCCAGGAAGTCGTTGGCATCGCCAATTAGAAGGCCGAGCCTCGACGCCTCGCTGTTGAGTAGGTGTCGGACAGATTCGGGACCAATCCCCGCTCTCTCAAGAGGCGACTTGCGTGGTCTTCCAC